ATCCTATATTGTCTTTTAGAAATCAAATGATGCAAAAAGGGTTTAGACATAGAGGATCTTATTACCAGAGATACCAGTTAAACGCTTTCATTAGATTATTCAATCTTTGGATTAATGACGTCAAAAAAACTAAGTTTATGGCACCACCTACTGACCTAAAAGATGTCTTAACAATCCAAGATCCAACACTAGATCAAATGGAGGCAACAATTTAATGAAAAAACCTAATTTAAAAGGCACTATTCAACCACAAGATATTTACAAAAAAGGTAAATACAGTTATGTGTCATGGGCTAGAACATCTGAGTATCTTAATGAATTAGCAGCGGGTTGGGAATTTCATTTAGAAATGCCACCAACTTTTGAAACAACTGGTGTAGTTTGGGCTGCACCCGATGGCACAGGTTATCTTATGGGCTACTTCACAGATCCAGAGGGTAAAAAAGGTGCTGTTTATCCATACTCAATTATGGACAATAGAAACGACCCAATGAAACTAGAGAAAATTTCTGCCAGAGACATAACCGACTCTCATAGACGCGGTTTTTGTTTCTGTGCGGCAAAAGAATTTAATCTAGGCAGTGAATTATGGACAGGTAACGAAATTGTTAAAGCTTCAGAGCCTGTTACCCCATCTAAAAGACAAGCTAATGTTCAACCCAAACAGAACATAGCTGTATTAGCGCGTGACGCTATTGTTAAATCAACTACTGGTCAACAGTTAGATAGACATTCAGAAACTTTGAGAGATAGGTATTCTGAAGGGAAATTAACTGAGGATCAATATAATAAACTTATTGACCTTATCAACGCTAGGAGGAAAGCATTAACACCATGAATCAAATCGAACAGCAATTTTTAACATCTGACCAGTTAGCTGAAAGATATGGGTTAAGCCCTGCAACTATTGCTGATTGGAGACGTAAAAATCGTGGACCCGACTACTATACACTCCCAAAATATGCGGTATCATCGGGTTCCGCAAAGGTTCGCTACGACTTAAAAGCGATCCTTGAATGGGAAAAAACAATGAACATCACACCTAAAAACCCTTTTTAACTATGGCTAAAGTACAACCAGCATTTACTGCTAAATTTAGAGTCGTTGACAATACTAACCCTGCCAACGATTATGCCCCAGAAAAAAATGTAATTTTTGATTTTACTGCTGAGAATGCACTAAAAGCTGCAGAGTTTTTTATGAAAATGCACGATAAAGCAGAAAAAGAAGGTACAACAATCAGGGTCTACACAGACAAAAATCAGTTCCACGAAGAGGCTGGATTTACGCTTTGGGGCGGTATGTGGGGCAATAGTGGTAAACTAGCCCCATTACCTCCAAAAGACTCATCACAGAGCAAGCCAGAGTCAATAGATGACCTACCCTTCTAGATTCCCTAGCGATCCTTATGAGGGTCAAATATACCATGACCCTGCAACAGATAGAACTTTTGAATGTCAATGTAGAGACCCTCTAGATCGAATGGTTAACCTACACAAAACACTTTTTGAGTGGGTTGATATTAGTAAAGAGGTTTAATCTTTACCAAAAAAAATATAACTAATGCGCTTCATCAGAGGCGCTTTTTTTTTAGATTTTTTTCTTTGAAGGTAATTTATCATGTCTTGCTGATTGCACATTATTTCTAACGCATTAGCTATAAACTGAGATTGTTTGTGATTAGCGCGGGCTAACTGGCTTGCTAACTCTTTAAGTTCATTAATGTCTTTAACACTATGCAGTTCAGCAATAGAACTTTCTATTGCAAACTCAGACTCTAAACTTGGTTTTTTTGTAAGAATATTTATAATACTTTTCACTTGTTCTCTGGCCATAGATGTACTGCTACATAATCAACAATCTGATCGTCTATTGTATTATCTGTGGTCTTTGCTAATGCCTTTAAAAGATCAAGAATTAATTTTTTTACTGCATTCGTTTTTACGAATGTCATAAGAATAGGTTTAAGGATTCTGAGCATAGATTTACTGTGTTACTTTTCAAACATAGCTAGATTGCTAGTATTAAACAAGAGTCTTAGATTTTATGGCAGAAGAACAGGAAGAAAAAGAGGGTACGGACTGGGGTGAACTCTTTGGTCATGCTGTACGCTTTATGATTTTGGTTTGGTCGTTAGCAATGATGACTCTGGGATATATGGACAAAATTAGGAATGATGGCGCTTTTTTAGCTGGCTTGACCAGTGGTGTTTTAGGTTCGTATGGTATAAGTGTAAACAAAAAGAAACCTAATAATGCTGCTAAAATAGTAGATAATAAAGACACTAATGTAGGAATTAAATGAAAAAACTACTGCCTTTCTTACTTTTTATTTCTCCGTCTAGTGCCTTTGCTGAAATAACGGCAAAATATGTAACCTCTGCACAAATATCAATAGATTCTCCATACGTCATAACTAATGCAGCTCCTAGCTCATACAGTATTAGTGGAAATAATGTAACGACATCTACAGGAACTGGAGATAGTGTTGTTACAAATGCGATTGGAGGCCTGAACTTAGGAAGTTTGAGTAATGGTGTACCAGCTTTAGTAAATACAAATAAGACAGTAACTAATGCTGGATCAGCTTTTTCACTTTCAGAATCATATCAGGCTGGAGATGTGACACAATCAGCAATTACTCCAAGTAGCGGTATAGCAACTCTTCCAGTTTTAGGAGGCCAAACCACAGTAATTTCTGGTGGAACTGCTGGATCATTAGCCCTTACTTCTTTATCTTCAGGTATTCATACTTGTACAGCTGGGGGAAGTGGTACAAGCTGCATAGGCTCAACATCTGTAACTATAACCATTGACTAGACTTTGGCTGCTAGTTTTATTAGTATTACCTGTAAGAACTCTTGCTACCCCAGTGGTGCCACAGTTTAGAAGTGGTAGTTCCACGATGAGTTCAACCTCGCAAAGTGTTATTAATGAAACTATTACCAGCCACCAGTATAATTCTGGTTTTTCGTATTCAGCGTCTGGACACAATATTGAATCAGCAGACCTTAATGGTTACATCAACCCTGCAACAACTTCTGGAACAACTCAAACTCTTAATGGTGTTCAGTTTAGCTGGACAAGTCCAACGCTTGAAGATGTGCCTAGATGGAAAATAGTCAACGCTGGACAAAGTTTTTCTTTGGTCGAGTCGCTTCAAGGTGCTGGCCTTTCAAACGTAACCACAATAAACAGAACGATAACAACTACCACAACTACAGAAACTACCAGTGTATTTGGACAGTAATTTTATTTATTTGTCCTGTAAAAGTTTTAGCTAATACAACAGTAGCTAGTCCTAGCAGTAATGCTCAAGGTGTCGTCAACAATAATGCAACAATGATAACTCCATCTTCTTTACCACAAAACAGATATTCTCAAGGTATTGTTTGTACCTCGCCCAGCTTGACTATCACACCATATTTGACAGATGCATGGTCATTTAATCGCCCAATAGAAACAGTAACTAAACAAAACATTTATGACGAGGACACAGGAGCAATAAAATATGTACAAGAAACACCAAGATTTGAAAAAGATAATTACAACTTAAATTATGGTATATCTATGCAATTTAATATTCCTTTGGGTAAAGGTGGGGAACTATGTCAAAAAGCTGCAAAAGTAAATATTGAAGCGCAAGAGTTATTGATAGCCAAAACGAAAATGGAAATGGAATTGTATAGGCTTAAGATTTGTGGAGAGCAAGCAAGATTAGGAATTGTTTTTACAGGCAAATACCAAGTAAATTGTGATGGCATTAAATTAATAGCCCAACCTAACCAAGTTTTGCCACATACACACAAAATCAAGCTAAATAACTAAATTACTCCTTTCAGATTGCCCTGTAATAGGCCTGTTATTATCGCCTTATATGTTTGTACCCTCGAAATAAGCGGCAGACAAGCACGGGTTGAAACTTGCCTACCTAGACGCCCTATCCATCGCCATGTCGAATAGGGTTCTTTTATTTTAACTTATCTTTCTTCTTTGTAAGCCTCTTTACTATCTGTTTTACTAATGGTTTTACTGCGTTAAGAAGAAGTGGACTACTGGCAGCGACCAAGCCAATAACAGCAGTAGATACAATAGTAGAAATTTCTGGAATGTATTGATCTTTAAACGGAACACTTTCATAGAGAGTTATACATTCAATCTCATCATCTCCTCTTTTATGGCCAATAACACGTTCTAATCGTTTTTCGTTACGAAAGTCTCCAATCCTCTGATCGTTTTTACTTGGACATTCTGGTATAACTATTTCTTCTTTTTTGTTTTCTGGTACTTTTGTTTCTGGTAAGTCAGTTTCTGGCATTGTAGGTGCATCGTTAGATATCGGTAAATCCTCTGTAATTACTAATTGATCTGGCCTATAATCTATGGGGTAAAAACTTGGAAAAATAGAATCACAATCAGTAAATACCCCATTAGGGTCATCTAACAAGAGTTGTGTGTTACCTGTATTTTTAATATCTCTGTGCTGATATGTACAGCCAGCGGTATTTATTTCTAAATTTTTAAATTTAGGCAAAATTAAATTTGGGTTGTATATTTCAGGAATATAGACTTCTGGAATATTTATTTGTCTGATACCGATTTCTGGTATCTCCATTATTTTTTAGGTTGGATATATTGTGGGATTGTACCGCCTGTCATATCTGGTAAAGCATTATCTAATACTTTAGGCATCATTCCTTGAACACCACTAAGAACTTTATTCATCATCTTTGTTTGAAACTGTTCTGATGTTACATATTTATATCCAAAGTACGCTCCACCACTCATGGAGGCTACCATTATGAATGAGACAATACTCAAAACATTAGCAATTTTTTGAAACATGAAAGAAGCCTTTTCTAAAGCATTAATACCTGTAACTATTATAACTTTCTGTGGAATCTGTGCATTAGCACCACTTTATGTAGGATTGTCTGTCTTATCTACCAAGGTACACCAGAAGTTACAGTAGGACTTTTAGATTCTGTTATCTGTGCAGCAATACTTGTTTCAATAGCTGTTACTTCATCAGAACCTAGTGCAGCTTTAGCCCATGCAATCGCATTAGCTTTTGTAATGTCTGCATAAGCAGTGAACGATCCAGAATCAGCTTCAGCAAGTCCTACAGAGCCATATGCAGAACCGCTATGCACTACAGCAGAATC